AACGAGCAGAACTTGCACCGAAAGTCGGTGCGGTCTTTGCCAAGGCGCGGGAGTTCCTTGGGCGATTGAGCGTCGATGACGCGCACTGCGCGATCTGATGCTTCTTGGGCTGCGAGCGCGTCGAACGGAACCAACTCAACGAGCACCTCACCGGTGTCGCGGTTGAGCGCCGTGAACATCCCGCCTGCGGGTATGTCGAGATACGCGCAGTAGATTTGCATCTGGGCGTAGTACACCGGCTTTGACGCCTTCACGCCCTTGTTCTTGGTGTCGTTCCAGCTTTTATCGTTGAGCGCCTTGTTCTCCCAAAGGAGCGGGTACTCAACACCGGTGATGGTGGGACCGCCGGCGATGATGCCGTCGATGTGTCCACCGAGGCGACCGTCAGCAGCGCGGAAGCCGAATTGTTTGCCGTCGCTCTTCTCGGTGAGCAGATCGAAGCCCGCAGCGCGGATATATTTCGCCATGCGGTCTTCGCCGTCGTGCCCCATGTCGAAGATACGCAACACCTCCGGTGGGAAGCCGGCGCCTTCGTCTTCGGGAGCGTGTTCGTACTCGTACCGAAGTCTGCGCTCGCACGCCTCACCCCAGCGCGAAGCCCCGAGATAGTCCCGCTTCTCTTGGTTTGCCTGACGCGCCAAAATCGCGCCGTCGATGACGGCTGCGATAGCGGCTTGTGCTGGCTCGTTTCCGATGACCTTCTTGGTCTCTGGCTTAAAGATGCTCATCGTCGTTCTTAAGGGCGTAGAAGATGCCGAAGATTGCCAAGAGCAACACCAGCAGATACGCGGTTACAGAGGCTTTGTCCTCCTGTTGGTAGAGTTTCACGGTGTCAGCTATGGCGATTGCCGCAAAGATGATTGCCAGCAGTTTCATGTTTCAAGAATAGAGGGCCATCAACGCCGCTGGCCAGCCGCCATTCGGCGATCTCGGACTCGAGGCGCTTGATGGTTTCAGTCGCGGTGTTCAGCCGCGCCTTGTACTCGTCGCGCTCTTCAGCAGCTTCGCTCAGTGACCGGCAGGTGTATGCCAGCCCGAAGTGGTTCTCCCACGCAACACCACAGGATGTGCAGTACTCACTCACGGCTGCACCTCCTCCCACTTGCCCAGCGTGCGCAAAAACGCCTCTGCTTTCTTCCGTGCCGTCACATGCAAGCTAAACGGCCCAGCACCAACGGCGTAATAGTACGCTGTCCACAGGTTGTTGTGTTTGTAAATGGTCTTCTCCGCCTCGTGCATGGCGTTGAGGTCATTTGCCCAGTCCCATAACTCGTAGTAGGTGCAGTCAATACCATCGGCAGTCCACACCCACACGCCATCCTCCATGCTCCATCCGCATGCTTCGGCAATGGCGCGGTTGATTTGCTCGTTGGTCATGGCTGCACCTCCTCTTCTCTTGGCACTTGTGTGTCGCAGTCCACGCAGAACCACATCTCAGAGCGCACGCTCCACTCCATGACGTTGCCACAGTTGCACTGCTTCTCTGCCTCGCTCTCGTCGTTGGTGAGCCATGAGTCATACCAGCTTGGTAGGTTCATTTTGTCTCCTTTCTGAGGCGCATGATTTCTGCCTCGATGCGTTTGAATGTAGCCTCAAACGCACGCCGGTTCGGGTGCGACTGAAGCAGCGTCTCCGTCAGTGCCAGAAGCTCAGTGGCTTCTTGTTCTAGTCTGTTTTTCATTTTGTTGTTGTTGCTCTGCGTGAAATCTCTCTTCTCAGGTACCATGCCGCTTTTTCAAGGTCTTGAACTTCATTGTCCTTGAACCCAGCCCTGAACACGTACTTTATCACGTTTCCAAGGTTGAACGAAAATGCCTCTGCAATGTCTATGCATTCGATTCCGCTCGGATGCTTGTTGTAATGCGCTGGGTGTTCGACGGCGCTGGTCGAGGACGGGTTGGATGATTTCGCGCCACAGTTTTGAGTACATACTGTCTCTTTCGGTTGGTTTTCCATGTTCTTTAGCCAAGAATTGCTTTTTTTATGCGTGCCTCGTTGAACTTCCACGTCAGCACGCAACTGGCGCGGTAGCGCGACATCCCGAACATGGGCACATCCGCCATGTGCTGACGCTGTGAGTCGGTGGGTGGCAACTTAATCCATGACCGAGTTTTGCGCGAGTTCGCTCTGTCACCGTTTCGCCTCAAGAAATCGTCCGCCTGAGCCAGCGCGAGCTCCTTGGAGTTGGTGCGCGTGATGATGGTGACCGCTCCACCGGTGACGCCGCCAATCGCGTTGTACACCTCCCCAAACTTGATGACCGCGCCCCACGCCGTCAGCGCGTTCGCCATTCGCACGGCGTCGCTGTACATCGACTCCCACCGGAAAGGCGACATCTCGATGATTTGCATCTCCGACATCTCGAACGATTCGATGGTCTCAACGCCGTTGACCCGCACGGGGAAGATGTACCCACACACGGGGCAGCTCCCGACCGCTGCCGGCACCTGAATACCGCACTCGGGGCATTTCTTCATGGGGGCCTCGCCGGTCTCGCTCTGGCGCACGAAAAGCCGGTCTCCCGCGTCGATGTCCCCGTGCGTAAGCAGCGAGGCGCCAAAGTCCAGCACGATGCAATCGCTCTTAATCACGCCAGGGTATCGCTTCGCGTCGATGCACGGCCTAAGCCCTCGCCCAATCATCTGAATCATCGTCGACTTCTGGCTGCACGGGCGCACCAGAACAACGCACCCCACGCGCTGGCAGTCCCAACCCTCCGTGAGCTTCATCACGTTGAGGAGCACCTTGATTTTCCCTTGGTCGAACCGCCGCAAGATGGTGGCGTTGTCGTCGTCCGACATCTCGGAATGGACGGCCTCGGCGGAGATGCCGTCGTCGCGGAACGCCTCAGCCAAGTGTTGCGCGTGTTGGATGGTCGAGCAGAACACCACGGTGGATCGGTCTGATGCCTTCTCACGCCAGTGCCTCAGAATCTCCGAGTGAACGGCCCTCTTGTCCATAATGGCTTCGACTTCGCCCATGTCGAACTCCGCACCGGTCTTCTGCACGTTCTGGAGCTGGTCATTGAGCCCGATGTCCATCCGGAACGCACGCGGCTGAACCAAGTTCCCCGCTGCGATGAGCTCGCCCACGGTGATTTTGTCGGCCACGTTGGTGAACACCGCCGTGAGCGCCTGCTTGTCCCCGCGCTCCGGAGTTGCGGTGAGGCCCAAGATGACGCCCTTCGGAGACTTCTCGCGGAACGCCTCCACAATCCTCATGTAGCTGTCAGCCGCTATGTGGTGGCACTCATCACAGAAGAGCGCCGACATCCCGCTTGGCATCGTTGCCAAGTTGAGCGGCCTGCACAGCGTTTGCACCATGCCGAAGGTCGCCCCGCTGGACCACGCTTTGCGTTCAGCGTTGAACACATCAACCTTGGCCGACGGGTTGTACCGCTTGAAGGTCTCTTTGTTCTGGGTGACAAGCTCGTCGCGGTGCTGAATGACGAGTACCGGTGCTTTCTTCACGAACGGCGCAAGAATCGCGCTGCCCATGACCGTCTTACCTGCGCCAGTTGGCGCGATTCCTAATGTGTTGCCGCACTTGCCCAGTGCGTCGATACAGGCGTCAACGAACTGCGCCTGCCTTGGTCGTAAAATCATGTTGTGGCCTTTGTTTCACTGACGCAAAAATGAAAAAGCGTCGTTGCAGGATCTCCCTGCACACCATGCGGCTTGAGAATGCCGCTGGTTCTACATCAAAAAAGGGGGGCGAGACAATCATTATTGCCCCGCCCCCCACAACCCCAAACTGTACTACTTCAACCAAGCAGGTTTCTTGCCAGCCGTCGCCGCAGGCGCGGCGGTCTTCGCTACTGGCACCGGTGCTTTCGCCTCGGGCGCACTCTCATTGGCTTGGTTCCAGAGCTTGTGCCCGTTGCTGCTTGGGTTGGGTGAACCCCAGTCGCTGATGGAGTTGCGGTCAGCGCGTCCGTCCTTGCCCTTGTCGATGCCGACTTTGATGACGACCTCAGCGCCGTTGAGCACCTCGATGATTTGATTGAAATCACCGCTGTTGAACTGCTCGTAAGAAGCGGGGTCTTCGTAGTTGAAGACGCCACGGCTCTCAAGAATGCGAGTAATGGCCCCGATTCCCATCTGGCGCCACACCTCGCTGTTGTTCTCATCGAACGGGTTGCAGACCATCCCGAACACGCGCCGGTTGTTGTACTGACCGCCTTGGATGGCGAGCTCAATGGAGAGGTAGTCCCCACCGGTGGATTGACTGCTCTTGCGCTCCTTCACCACGAGGACGGCTTTCGCCACTGTCCCCTTGGGAATGAGTTCCATCTCTGTTGACCCGACGTTTGTTGATTGTGCGTTGAACATACTGCTTTCGATTTTTGTTTAGTGTTTGGCGGTGTCGATGCGTTTACCTGCGCG